GATTGGAGAGCTCCTATTTCTTCGCTTTATTATGACTCTTCTCTAGGAAAAGCTAGTTATGTGGTCGATGGAGATACCATTGAAGGAATACTCGAGAAAAAAAGACAATATGAGATTGAAAATCGAGAACTGATTCAATTTACTGATGTCGATACTGTTAGTAATGATGAGTTATTGAAACCTTATTTAGGAGTGAAGGCAAGTGAAAGAACCAAGAATATTGTATCTACGATTCAACAAGAACAAAACGAAATTATTCGAAGCAGTCTTTTTCAAAATCGAATCATACAAGGAGTAGCAGGTAGCGGGAAAACAACAGTTGCGCTACATCGTATTGCTTACTTAGCTTATCGTTATCGAGATCTCATTCGCAATGATCAATATATGGTAATTGGTCCTAATAAATTTTTTATTCAATATATTTCTACTATGCTTCCTGAATTAGATGTCGATGATGTCATAGAATACGATTTATTAGAATTAACAGAAGATTTTTCTAATCAAAAGATCCAATTGGAAGATGAAAATGAATTGATTCAAAAATATTTAGAAGGATATCATTCCCCTCTTTCTAAAATGAAAACTAGTTTTGAGTATCAACAGTTATTAGATCTTTACTTTCAAAATTATTTTCAAACAAAATTAAATACAAAACCAATTATGCTTGCTGATTATCCCTTGATTACAAGTCAACAGATTCAAACAACGTGGAAAGAAGTTTTAAAAAGGGGATATGAAGATTTAAAAAAAGCAGTAGATCGTCTTGTACTACTGTTAAATCGATATTGTGATACAAATCAAGAAAAAATCACATTAGAAATCAATCAACACATTGATCATCTTGTAGAACAGGATACCAACCATGACGTTTCGATACAAAAATACAGGGATTTAAGAACACAAATGATTCATAAGTTTCGTAGTCAAAGAAAGCAAGTTATTCAAAATCATTTTCAAAAAATGTTTCCCAATATTCTTACTGTTTATCAAGATTTTAAACAATATTTGAATGAACATACAGAAAATCCTATTTTGAAAACAGAATTAGATGAGAAAATATATGTGGATGATCTTCCGGCTCTTTTATATATTACTTATAAATTACATGGCACAAAGTATGAGAAATACCGTCATATTGTAATTGATGAAGCACAAGATTATAATACCTTTACTTTCTATGTTTTGAGAAAATTATTTCCAAAAGCAAGTTTTGATATTTATGGTGACCTTGCGCAATCTATTTATGATTATCGTAGTTTAGATTCTTGGGAGAGTATTCAAGAATCTATCTTCTCGGATGCAGAGATTGTCTATCTTAATAAGAGTTATCGTACGACTATTGAGATTATGGAAGAAGCCAATAAAATCAATCAATTGTTACACTTACCAGAAGCAAATGCTGTGATTCGTCATGGAAAAGAAGTTGTTTATGAAAAAATACAAGACTTATCTGATATTCTCTCTTACTTGCATCAGAAAGTAGAAGAAGGATTACAGAGTATTGCTATCATCTGTAAAAGTGAATGTGAGAAACAAAAACTCAGTTCTTTCTTAGAAAGCTATCAAAATCGCTTTTCATGTAAAATCAATGATCCATCTGACTTAGAAGGAATTCATGTTTTTACTGCTCATGCTGCAAAGGGATTAGAGTTTGATTCTGTTTTCATTTATCAATTAGATGATTTTCATATGGAACACCCATTAGAAATGAAATTACTTTATGTTGCGATGACAAGAGCACTACATACATTGACTATTTTTTATCAGAAGAAAAAAGAAGGATTCTTAGATTAAATCACTTCTTTTTCTTTTTTTGACGATTGATTTGTTGAAATAAGATCATTGTATTGTTTATAATCTCATTGGCATGATCTTCAGTAATTCCATTTCTTTCTAGTCCATGTTTGAATGCCTCTAAATAGAATTGAAAATATTCCTCTTTTTCTTCTTCAGGTAATTCTTCTATTCTTTGTACATCTGCAGTAGTAGGAATGCATGGAAGAATATTTTTAATTGATGTTCCTTCTAAGTTTTGTCTTAAAGCATCTATAAAATATTCTATTTCTTGTTGATCAATTTCAATGGAATCAAAATTTCCTTTCATCATACAAGCTAATATCATTCCTTTTGTAATCATTAACATATTTTAAAACCTCCTAAACACATCATAACGATCTCAGGAATGCTTGTCAAGTCAATCGTATCTGTGTTTCTATTTCAAAGAATATGAGATCAAATTAAAAAACATGAATTACTGATTTTTGCCATGAAAGGATCGTTTCATTTTGTTTTTCTAGAACAACCATTCGTTCAGTGAAATCATCATATTCTCTTATAAAATGGATACAATAAAATAGGAGGAGCAATATGAAACAGAAATTAAACGATGCTTTTTGGTTATTTTTTCCAATCGTTGTAGGTGGTATCATTGGTTTTCTCACATCCAATTTCATGGACTATCAAACTTTAGTCCAACCCCCACTTGCACCGCCCTCTATCGTCTTCCCAATCACATGGAGTATTCTTTATCTCTTAATTGGAATTGCTTACTTTTTATTTCGTAAAAAAAGTAAAGATAGTACTACCATCTTTATCTATTACTTACAGCTATTTTTTAATTATCTATGGACAATTATCTTCTTTGTACTAAAACAACGCTTTTTCTCTGTGCTTTGGATCATAACATTGCTTTTACTCATTGTCATAAATATCTTTCAATTCTATCGCTACCATAAATTATCAGCTTACTTAATGATTCCCTATTTTCTATGGGTTTTATTTGCCACTTATTTAAATATTGGAATCTACTTATTAAACTAAAAAATCCTAAGTTTTCACTCTTAGAATTTTTTTATTCCTTTAATTGATGACATAAATAAGTCTGAATGATCTCTTCTGCTACTTTCACCCCATCGATTGCAGCAGTAGTAATTCCTCCAGCATATCCTGCCCCTTCTCCACAAGGATAAATGCCTCTAATATTAGAAGAATAATGTTCATCACGTACCATACGAATGGGAGAAGAAGTTCTACTTTCAATTCCCGCGAGTAAAAAATCTGGTCGATCAAATCCATGGATTCTTTTTCCAAAAACAGGAATTGCTTCTAAAAGAGATTCCTGAATGAATTCCGGTAAAAGATCTCTTAAATTACAAAACTGATATTTTCCTTTGATTTCTGGTTTTACTTCGTCAAAAGAAGTAGATACTTTGTTTTCTTGGTAATCTTTCCATAATTGCAATGGAATCTGACCTTTTCCAAGTTGGTATGCCTTTTTTTCTAATGTTCTTTGTAAATACATACCATCTAAGGGACCTGTTCCAAAATCTTCAGGTGTAATAGTAACCACAATCGCACTATTCGCATTCTTACTATTGCGATCATGATAACTCATTCCATTAATCGCAAGTAATCCTTCTTCACTAGAAGCATTGACAACATAGCCTCCAGGGCACATACAAAACGAATAAACTCCTCTCCCATTTTTTGTCGTATAGGTTAACTTATAACTTGCAGGAGATAGTCTTTTCGCATATTTTTCTCCATATTGGGACACATCAATCATTGCTTGTGAATGTTGCACACGAAGACCCAAGGCAAAAGGTTTGGCCTCGATAGAAAGTTTTCTCTCATATAAAAGTTCAAACGTATCTCGTGCACTATGACCAAGTGCCAAGATCACGACTTCACATGGAATTTGTCTTTGATGATTTACTTCAATTCCACATATCTTTCCATCTTTTAAAATAATATCAGTAAAACAGGTTTGATATAAAAATTCTGCTCCCATTTTCATCATATCCGTTCTCATATCAATGATCACTTTACGAAGCAAATCCGTACCAATATGTGGCTTTTGTAAATATAATATTTCTTTGGGAGCACCATATTTTACAAAAGTTTCAAATACTTTTCTACCATACCCTTTTTTATCTTTTACTAAGGTATTGAGTTTTCCATCAGAAAAGGTTCCAGCTCCTCCTTCTCCAAATTGAACGTTGGACTCCGGATTGAGCTTTCCTGTCTGCCAAAATTCTTCTACTGTTTTTACACGATCTTCTATTTTTTCTCCACGGTCAATCAAAATAGGACGATATCCTGCTTCAGCTAGAAGATATCCGGCAAATAGACCTGCCGGACCACATCCGACAATGATTGGACGATGTGCAAGTGGAATGGTTCCAGATTGAGGAAGATGGTATGTCTCATCTGGTGTTTTTAAAATGTCATCAGAATGGTGTTTTGATAAGTATTTTTCTTCTGAAGAAAGTTGAACATCAAATTCATAGACATAATAAATCGCATCTTTCTTTCTAGCATCTATGGATTCTTTATGAATGGTAAAAGATAGAATCTCTGTTGGTTTGACATGTAGTTTCTTACTAATAGCACGTTTTTGTTGTTCTGTGTTATTTTCTTCGACGAGTACTTTTACTTGTCTTACTCTAATCATGTTGTTCTCCTATATGTTTTCCTACTAGTAATCCACTCATCCATGCGAAACCTAGATTATATCCACCACAATCACCATCCACATCTAAAAGTTCTCCAGCAAAGTATAGCCCTGGTACTTTTTTTGATTCTAGAGAGTGCAGATGAATTTCTTCTAAGGAAACTCCACCACTACATACTTGTGCAAAATCAAATCCCTTCGTTCCATAAATGCGAATAGGATAGTCTAATAACCATTGATAAAGTTCTATTTTACGTGATTTTGTGAAGTGATTCCAAGGGTAGTCTGGGGTTATATGCATTTTTTTAGCAATCACATGAATCACTTTATAATGGAGAAATCCTTCCAGCATTTGTTCAAAGGTGCGATCTGGTAAAGCTTTTTCACGTTTTTGAAACCATGTATCTAGTGCGGTTTGATCTTTGGCCCAAGGGGTGAAGTTGATGTGGACTTCATATAACTGGGTGTCCTGATAGATGGCAATATTGCGACTTAGGTTGAAAATACAAATGCCACTTAATCCGTAATCGGTAAATTGAAGTTCACCAGATTCTTCTTTGATCTTTTTATGATTTTCATAAAGGGAAACTATGACATCTGCACGGACTCCACTCCAATCTTTTGCGTATTTTTCCATTCCTTCTAATTGGACTAAGGAAGGATGAGAAGGAATGATGGTATGGCCTAGCATTTCGGCAAGTTGGTAACCAGAACCATCAGAACCTGTTTTGGGATATGCTTTGGAACCAGTTGCAAGAACGAGGTGTAAAGACGTATAGGTTTGGTTTGGCGTTGTAATGTAAAAGGATTTTCCCTGTTTTTCGATCTTTGTGACCATGGCTTCTGTAATGATTTGAACGCCCAGACGATTAGCTTCTGTGAGTAAGGCTTCTTTCATGCTTGTTGCCTGATTGGAAAATGGATAGTAGTAGCCATTTTTGATTCTAGGGACAATTCCCAGAGATTCGATCCATTGATAGGCTTGTTCTTTGAGGGTGTCTGACAATAAGGTGGAAATGAGTTTGTCGTTGGTCGTGTGGTAATGATGCTGATCTTGGTCTTCATTCCAATAGTTACAGTGACCATTCCCTGTGATTAATAGTTTTTTTAAACAGGATTTGTTTCTTTCTAAAATAAGAACTTGTTTTCCCTGGCGGGACAAGGTGATTGCGGTGGTAAGGCCAGCGGGACCTCCCCCGACGATGATTGTGTCGATCATAGCATTCCATCTCCTTTTTGGTGGGGTGTGTTTATAAGTATTATAACATGAGGGGAAGTAAATTTTAAAGCATGATTGACAAAAAGAAAAAAGAACTGTTTTATATTGGACTTACTCTTAGGTATACAGTTCCTTTTCATACTATTTTACTTTTCCGATTTATATGTGACAGGTATAATGTCCGAAAAAACATCTTCTAAATATATATGATTATAAAAGTTCTTATCTTCTATTTGTTTTATCCAAGGTACTATGAAATTCTCTTTTAATTGTTCATCTGCTTTTCTCATGATAATTCTTAAATACATTCTTAATTTTAATAATAAATCTATTACGGATTCCTCGTTTGATAGATGATTGGTATCTATCATACTACATATAATCGCTTTTAAAATAAGAAATGCTTGTTGAAAATCAGAATGATTCATATATTCTCTTAGCTGCATCATATCATATTGAAGCTCCTGTTCTACATTTTGCTGTAGAATATATGCATTATATAAATGATTATAATAAAATTCATATGACTCCTTTGGCACATATTCTATGAAATATTGTTTCATTGTTTCTTTATCTACAACCACTTTATAATCATCAAGATGTTGCAGTAAATATTTTTTTAATTGTTTTGGTGGAATCATCTGAATAAACTTTTTAAAAGAAAAGTTTTTTGGAGGCAACTCTGGTTTTAATTTTGGTTTAATATATTGTTTGTTATCAATAGCCAATAATACAGCATAAATATGTTTGCACGGAAATTCACAAGGGCAGTCACATACATAATTGATTAATTCATGATGTTGATGTATACTTTTTGAGGTTGAAATAAATACATGATATTCATTATGTTCACTACCCGTCACTGTTGCATAATATTCATGGTTGTTTTTAATACAAGTTTTAATTTTCTTATTTAAAAAATATTCTTTTCCACGTTCTCTAATGACGAGTGCAAAATCATTGGCATATGTTCTTTCCAAAGAAATTACTTTTTTCTTATGACTTGTTTTGTGGGACATGTAACGTTCACCTCGATTCAAAACATATGGCTTTTTTCGTTATTTTATTGCTTGACTCATAAAATCATAAACGAGTTGTTATGTGATTACGAATATGGTGCTGGTTTGATACCAATAAAGATGACATAGATCTAAAACGATTCGGTTTTTCTGTTTCCTCTTCTGATTTGCGTTTTAATACCATCAAAGATGACATAGATCTAAAACCGTGTACGACATAGTCTCTCTTCCAATTTTGTTTTAATACCATCAAAGATGACATAGATCTAAAACCCATAATTGTTCCTGAAATTTGTTCAGGATGTTTTAATACCATCAAAGATGACATAGATCTAAAACCCTCCTTGATTGTTTTGGTTGCAGGGGTAGGTTTTAATACCATCAAAGATGACATAGATCTAAAACAAATTTTCCTCGATGAAATCGAACACATTTGTTTTAATACCATCAAAGATGACATAGATCTAAAACTGTATCTAATGTTTCACCTTGATCATATGACAAGGTTAAAGCAATTAAATCTTGATAATCAGCTGGTTCTTCCTCTGAAATATCAAATTGAACAATAAATTGTTTGACTGAACTTTCATATTGAGCCTTTTAAATCACTCCTTCCACTCAACTTGAACATTACAATTAATGTTATAATGTATTCTTTGATTTTCATCTCTAAAAGCATAATTTGGTAAATTACAACTTATTAAAATTACTCTTAAATTATCGTTTTCTAGACTTGTTTTATGGTCTAATTGCTTGAATATGGTATCAGCAATGGTTCTTGTATCGGTATCGTTAGAAGTACCTCTAATAAGCAAATAAAAAGGTATTCTAGAGTATAGAATATCTTTGTTTAAAGAACGTTCATTTGTTCCTTCGCCTAACGAAATAGAAACTATTTTTTCAAGGCCTTGAGGTAAAACTGGCGAATAACATTTATAGCCAGTTTTTTCAATTTCATTTCTTAATAATGTAACTAAATTTTCTGTATTCATATTACCCTTTCTGCATATCGATTACTTTTTGAGCTTGTTTAGAATATTTATCTTTATTTTTAGCAACAGTTTTTTCAAACCATCTAGGTTGTGCTTTTCTGTTTCCTGCTCCAGCTTTACCACCCTCGTAATATCTTCTTCTTACATAAGGTGTTCGTTCAGTAATTATACCTTCTTTAAATCTACTATGTATTTCTCCTGATTTATACATATCTCCAGTATCTCGATATGTAAATTCATTTGAGTCTTTATAGATTTCTTCAGCAATTACTTCTTCTGCTGTTACACAACCTTTTTCGATAACATCTTTTGCCCAATTAAAAGCATCTTCTGCATTATTAAATTTTTTCATTTAAGCATTACCTCGTAATGATGAGGACTATCTTCTTCGCCACATAAAACATCAGTATCTACTACTCGATATTCTCTGTCTTTAAAGATAATCTTGCTATTTTGAACAGGTTTAGCAGATAAACCACTAGAATTAGTTAAATCATAGAATAAACGAGCGTTACCAACAATCTCACGACCGTTTGAGGTAACTTTTAACTGCGTTTTTTCCTCGATCTTAACGAAATTAAGTGGAGTATCTGCTCCCCACTCGTCGCCTTCTCCAGTATTGCCTAAATACTCTTTATAAATGCAATTATGCGGTAGTAGTCTTTTTGGTATCGGTTTTATCATTCTTTTCTTCCTTTTTTTCTGTCTTTTTAGTTTCTAATTTTTTCCAACCAGCCAACTTATACCACTTTTCAGAACCTTTAGGAACTTCTTTAATAATTGCTCCAATTTTGTACTTTACCATAAACGACAACCTCCTAACTGGCTTTGTAATAAGCCACAATTTAAAAGAATTTCATAAGCTACAGGACTTACCCTACTCATGCTATTAGATGTTTCGTTTTTATCTGTTCCACCCTCTGAATAGCTACCTAATGTATAACTACCAGAAGATGAATCGGTAATTAAGTCTGAATTAAATTCATAAAAATTGATCTGTTCCAAAATAGCTTTTTTAAATTCCTCATAACAAGGGCAAGTTTCTTTTGGAACGGGTTTAGTAATTATGGATTTAATTGTATTTAAACTTATAAATTCTAATCTTGAAAAATTAGAAGGAGCAGATTGCCCAAAGTATTCTTCGTATTCTTCCTTTGTAACCATAATCTAACTCCTTTCTAACATTATTCACTAGCTTCTGCTACGTTAATAGTTGCAGTTGCTGAAGCTTCATTATCAGCTGTATCAGTAGCATTAACTACGATAGTATAAGTACCTGCTCCAGTAGTTCCGTCTTTAGTTACTACTGTGTTAGTACTAATTTCAAATTTATCGTTGTCAGCTACACCAGTAGGCAATGTATAAGTTACAGTTCCACTACCACCAACACTTGCTAAATCTGCTACTTTAGTAGAATCTGCTAAAGTTCCAGATAAACCAGCAACTGGTGTAATTTCTACTGCAGATACACCAACTTTAGCTTTAACAATAACTGCATTTTTATCAGTTACAGCATCAGCATAAACCATACGTCCTTTTAATGCACTTGCTCCAATAAATTTATCGGAACCAGTAGTTAAATCAACTACAACAGGGTTAACCATCCACTCGTCAATAGCTTGAGTCCAGTCAATACCGTAAACAATATATTCAATTGCTTGTCCGTCTTCTGTTTCTCCCAAGTCTTGAGTAATAATATTAACACCATTGATTCTGTTAACAATACCATTTCTAGCTAATTCTGCACCAATTTGTGATGAAGTGTTAGCATATACTGGGTTAGCAAGTAATAAAGCTTCAGTTGCGTAAGATACAGCAACATACATTCTATTCTTATCTACACCACGTTTAGCTAATTGAGCAATATCTTTAACGATATTCATATAAATATTATCTACAGTTCCATCTGGTTGAGTAGATACTGTAGAATTACTTACTAATGCGTTAATAGCATCTTCCTCAAATGTTTTAGCTAAAGAATAAGCTGCACTTTCCATTCTTTGAGCCATTAAGTTATCAGGAACTGCTGCTGCTTCATATCCATCAATTAACTCATTAATACCTTTATTAAAATTGATAGGGATATTTAGATAGTTTGTAGCACTTTGTTCTAATGCTAAACCATTTTTAACATCATAATCGCGAACATTTACGTCCATGTTTCTTACTGGGACTTTAACTGCTCCAGCTGTTGGATTACCTTCGTAATCTCTTGAAAATGTACTTCTAATTCTGAAGTAAGGTCTCATTAATTTAACAATTTGACTAGCATATCTTTCTTGTCTTTCGTGAGTACCATTTAAACCAATTGGATTTGCCTTTTAAATCACTCTCCTTCTTAAAATAAATCTGGGTGCTTCTGTTTTAAAATCGCAGTAACACCATCTTCGGCATCATCACTGATTTTTTTAGTTGCTACACCGTTACTTTTTGGTGCTTCAACTTTGCTAATTAAAAATTGAGGATTTTCTTTTAGATAATCTTTCAAATTATCTTCAAAATCTCCCTCAAGTTCAGAAACTTCTGATAAAACAAATTTTTGAAATTTTGCATCTACACCAGCATTCGCGACTACTGATTTATTTTCTGCATAAGCAAGTTGTTTTTTTAAAGTTTCATTTTCTAACAAGATTTCGTTTTTCTTATCTTCTTCTGTTTTTTGACTTTCTTTCCACTCATTAAAAGCCTTTAAATCTTCTTTGCTTGGTAAGTTTCTAGTCTTTCTAGCAACTTCCTTTTTTAAAGCCTCATTAAAATCTTCTTGAGTAGCGAATGTCTTCTCCACTTTTTCTTCTGCAGTCTGTGTTTCTGTGTTTTCAGTTACTTTTTCTTCTGTAACATTTTGAACATTTTCTTGTTCCATAAATTCTCCCTTCTTTTAAGTCATTAAGTTGGACTTAACCATTCTTTATTGTCTTTATGTTGGACATAATAAAAGAACGTATTTCTACGTCCTATAGTGCCTTTATAAGCACTGTACCGATGATATAATTAAGCCAACAAGTTTTCACTCTCTTACTTCCTTGTATAATAATTACTATCATCAGTACACTACCTATAAAGTAGTGCATAATAAAAGCACTCTATTTTTGAGTGCTAATTTTATCAAATAATTTTTGTAATCCATCGTCGTAAATTTCTACTGGCTCCCATTTTCCACCTTCTGAACTGCCATCTAAAGGTCTAGGACTCGTAGCAGAATAGCAATAATCTTCATCACTATCATCTACTATTTGAACCCAACCTTGTTCATCATATCCTACACAATCATAGATTTTATTGTTTGTTAAAGAAACAGCACCAAAAGATTTGCCAACATATTTTAATTTGCCAAATAATTTCATGTCTTTATAATAATCGTTTTCTGTCTGATAAACTTTTATTGTTTTCATGTTTTATTTCCTCTCTTTCGGTTTATTCTTTAATTTTGCTTCTAATTGTAGGCCATTAGCTTCATACCAATGTATTTCGTAGTCATAGTATTTTCCTTGAACTACCCCAACTTTTTTATTTAATTCTGTGGCATTGACATTATATTCTTCTGCTATTTTATATCTATCTCTAATATCAACAGAACTATCTTTACCTGCTATTATGCGAACATTGGTAATGGTTGTATTCGAAGGAACAACGCCTTGCATACCCATTATATCATAATCTACCTTATTTTGTAATATAACGTCATCACTCTTAACTACTTTTGGCAACTTTTTCTTATCTTCTTGTTTCTTCCAACTTTGATAAGATTTAGTAGCTTTTTCTTTGGCTTTAGGACTTAATGATGTACTTCCAATCCACTCATTTGCTGTTATTCTAGTTCTGCCAGTTTTATCTAAAAATTTTAGATATTCTTTTCTAGTATTGCTTAAACTGTTTTGTTTTCTTTTAATGTAACTATGTTCTGCTCCAGTTTGCTTAAGCATCGCTATTTCTCTTTTTTTGTTTCTGATAGTTCTTTCGTACTGTCTTTGACGTTGTTTTTCAATATAAGCTTCATCGTTTTCTTTTTTTGTAAAATCCATTTCTCTTTTTTTAGATAAACCAGGAACAAACATATATCTTGAATGACCACAGTTGATTCCAAGTATTCCTGCAGGTTTTCCATAAGTAGAACTAGACCACGGTCTAACTTTAGTTTTAATACCATCAAAGATGACATAGATCTAAAACTAGATTGAAAATATTTACCACCTTCGGCAGGTTTTAATACCATCAAAGATGACATAGATCTAAAACTACGAGTACCCCATCTAGTTAGAGAAATTTGTTTTAATACCATCAAAGATGACATAGATCTAAAACAGTCGCAATTTAATTATACCAAAATTATTTGTTTTAATACCATCAAAGATGACATAGATCTAAAACGTGTCATAAAATATAACTTCATCTAAAGGAGTTTTAATACCATCAAAGATGACATAGATCTAAAACGCTGCTGTCGTACCCTCTAGTATATCTACCGTTTTAATACCATCAAAGATGACATAGATCTAAAACTTAATAATAAGTTAAAGAATTCTTCTAGGAGTTTTAATACCATCAAAGATGACATAGATCTAAAACAGTGCAAATACACGTTCTAGGAAGTCAGGAGTTTTAATACCATCAAAGATGACATAGATCTAAAACTACATTAACAATAAATAAAGAAATACAAATAGTTTTAATACCATCAAAGATGACATAGATCTAAAACTTTATGCTCAAGAAGAGCTATATTCCGACAGTTTTAATACCATCAAAGATGACATAGATCTAAAACCTTAGATTCATCAACTAACATTTGTCTATAGTTTTAATACCATCAAAGATGACATAGATCTAAAACTCATCAAATAGAGGTACAATAATTTCTTTAGTTTTAATACCATCAAAGATGACATAGATCTAAAACAGCTAATGATTGATAATCTTCTTTGTTTAAGTTTTAATACCATCAAAGATGACATAGATCTAAAACTAATCCTTTAATTAAATCCTTGCCAACATTGTTTTAATACCATCAAAGATGACATAGATCTAAAACACGAACTTCTTTAACATTAAAGGAACTCTTGTTTTAATACCATCAAAGATGACATAGATCTAAAACACAATTATACAGGCTATTTTAAGTATAATTGTTTTAATACCATCAAAGATGACATAGATCTAAAACATCAAGATTTTTCGACAAAAGAAATATCGTGTTTTAATACCATCAAAGATGACATAGATCTAAAACTTAATAGTGTTTATACTTTCTTCAAAGTCTGTTTTAATACCATCAAAGATGACATAGATCTAAAACTTCTTAAATTATTTCTTCTTTGAAATTGTTGTTTTAATACCATCAAAGATGACATAGATCTAAAACGAGCAATATGATACGTTAATAGGGGCTTATGTTTTAATACCATCAAAGATGACATAGATCTAAAACACTAAAGGCATTTCTAAGCCTGCTTCTAGCGTTTTAATACCATCAAAGATGACATAGATCTAAAACTCAAACACAAAAAGAATTTGCAAAAGATATGTTTTAATACCATCAAAGATGACATAGATCTAAAACCTATTCTATTTTCCCTCTTATCTTTCTTAAAGTTTTAATACCATCAAAGATGACATAGATCTAAAACCTTTGTTCTTTTCTCTTGGAATAAAAACCAGTTTTAATACCATCAAAGATGACATAGATCTAAAACCAATTAAAATATTTTCAAAGTGAAGTATTTGTTTTAATACCATCAAAGATGACATAGATCTAAAACGCAATCGCAACATAAACTTCGTCATTATTGGTTTTAATACCATCAAAGATGACATAGATCTAAAACTTATATAGCGCATATTCATTTTTCTTCATTGTTTTAATACCATCAAAGATGACATAGATCTAAAACAACTTGCAGTTGGTTTAATAAAGGCCATACGTTTTAATACCATCAAAGATGACATAGATCTAAAACTTTAAAGAGCCTTCTTGACTAGCAGGTTGCGTTTTAATACCATCAAAGATGACATAGATCTAAAACATTGGATTAGCTGTCAACAAAAATACTAAAGTTTTAATACCATCAAAGATGACATAGATCTAAAACCTCAAATTAGGGATAGATCTATGCAAAATCATCATAGAGAAGTAATTTTTTGATGGTATATTTCTACATCATCTATACTATGATTGTAACACAAATTCGTCTAATTCTGAATCAACGATCAATTTTTTTTCATATTTTAGACTTGTACCATAAGATTGTGAATCAATTAATATAATTGGTACCTGTTGATAAATACTATATTTATAGAGTTCTAATAATTCTTGACTAGTTAAATACTGTTTTAAGTTTATAAAAAACAATATATTTCTTTTGTTGAGAACCTTTTCTAAGTCTATCAATAATAATAAATTGTCTAATATTTCATTTTTGGTTTCAAGTTTAATTTTCAATAATTTTGTTACATTTTCAATATCAACATCAGGATTAATACATAATGGTAAATCAATTTCATTTAACGCCTTTTTATATATGTTTGTAATTTTTCTATATTCATTAATTAATTTTATTTTATTCTCTTCAGTAATATTATTTTCAATATATTTAGAAATGTCATTTATATATTTCTTGGAATCTAATTGAAAATCGAAAAAATTAATAAAAACCTTAATTTTATTAGTATAATTTATTTCCTGATGACTATCATCATAAAAAGTTACTTCACTAGATATAATACCTTGATATATATTATATAATTCATGTACCAAACGATAGAAATATTTTTTATTTTCTATTTCAATAGAAACAACATATTCTGAAACAAGTTCTATTTCATTTTCTAAATAGCTTACATTAATTTTCATAATACAATTAATTTTTCCTCCGTATCAATAATTCTTGTTTGATTTTCACCAATAATATATTCAATCTGAGAATATTGTTTTTCCGTTATCGTCATGACTTGTATGATTCCCTTTTTTGGCGCACTTCGTTTAATTCTATTTACTAATAACTTAGACTGCTGTGTATTTAAAACAATTTTTGAATATACCGATTCTTGCATCATAACAAAACCCTCATTTATCAAATATTTTCTAAATTTTTGATAATTTTTCTTATCCTTTAAATAAATATTAGGCAAATCAAAAAATACGATTGTCCTCATAACCCTATCCCTCATTATAAACAAATCCTTTATACTTTCCTATATCTTCCATTGCATCTAATGTATTTTTAACATACATTTTAATAATATCTTTTAATATATATTTTTTCCCCATATAATTATAATTTTTATTAAAAATATTAACGATGTCTAATTTATATTCTTTATCAAATTCTCTCTTTTGATTAAAATACACAAAATGATCAATCAAAACTCGAAATGGTTCCATTAAATCACAAGTCAAGTTAAATTCATTATATTCATTTTTATGATGGATCCCCATTTGGGTTAAAAAGCCATTATTAATAATTTCTTTATTAATAGTAGATAATAACACAGCATATCCATAATTTAATGCAGCATTAATATTACTATCATCATTTCTAGAAAACTTTTTTCCAAATAATTCGTTGAAATATACTTTGGCAGAATGACCTTCTCTATTTGTTTTATCTCCTGGAGTAATTTCTGTAACATAACTAATAACTAACTCATACTTTTCTGAATGAATTTTCTTTAATAAATTTGCCTGATTAATTATCTTATTTTCAACAATTTTAGCCCATAATTCATCTTTTAAAGCTTTCTTCCATTCAAATTGTTCTTTGATTTTCTTACTTGAATTATGTCTGGAATAAAATGAAGATAATTCTCCATATGGATTATGTTTTTCATCACAAAAGATAATATTAATTTTGTTATCAGATAATTCTTTTAATAAATAGGCAGAAATAGATACTGATATAGAATCTACTATAATTGTATCTATTTCTGATAAATGAATATAAGTTTCATCACTGTCATGTTTGACTACTAGAAAACGGTTCTTATAATTTATTTTCGATTGTCTTGTAATAACTACTGTTCTAAAACTCATACTTTTGTTCCTTTATACCTGTAACTGACTTATGAATTAATGTTCCTTCTGTAACATTACATCCTGATAATCGCCCCATACGATCACCTAATCCGAATTCCTTCAAGTTTGCATTTACACTATTACAATGTAACATTTTAAAAATTTCATTAATTATTTTCTTCTTTTCTAATAAGTTTAGATTTAAAACATTCAAATCATTCTCTATTGTATTTAATTCTTTATCGAATAATGGAAAAATTCTTTTTTGATCTAATAAATAATGTAAAATTTGATTAACATATTTTTGTGCTTCAAACTCAAATTTTTTATTATTATTCTCCAAAAAGTCTAATGCATATTTCCACTTTTTCATATGTTCTTTAGTAATTTTTAATTGGTATGCATTTGATAATTCACAAACTTTATTTTTAATACTATACCCTTTTATGTACACAGACTGTCCTTTATATTTTATTTCGCTTTGAAATGGAATTTTATACTTTATTATCTCTATAATATCATTATCCTTTAACTTCAAATGTTCTTTAATAAATTGTTCCATTGTTATTTTATTTTGTTTCATTTTAATATCAATTTGGATCGGAATACCAACCATCTTCACTTTGTTCTTAAATTTTACTAAACATAAGTATGAAGTATTTACATTAGAATATCCCCCATATAACTTAACAGGCATGTTTTCTTTGATTGGTACACTTCCTTTTCCGGCTTGATAAATTGTTTCTTTAAAGAATTTTCCCTGATTTAATTCAGTTTTTCGACTAATCAATATATCATTTCTATAAAGAGTATCTTCCACTCTCTGATTAAAGCTATGTGCATCGAATTTCACTTCTCCAGTTTCTTCATCTATTAAATTTTTAGAAATTTCATTCACAATATCACTGGCTTCTTCATCTAAACTATTTATAACATATCCATATTTTAATTTATTTTTTTGTCCTAACTTTCTAAATCTATCATTCATTTCTTTTACCATATGAAAATCAACTTCTTTTTTCATATATTTTTCTTTATATTCACCTAATACCGCTGCAAGATATGCGTCATGAGCATGGTGATAATCATTGATCTCTCTAAATTTAAATAAATCATATCTTTCTCTATAATTATGTGATAAATTGGCTTTCAAATAAACTACTTTAGTTTTTTTATAATAATTATTTAATATATTTGCAACATGTTTTGTTATTTGCCTTGTTTCCACAAGTTGGCGATTGATAAATCCTTGAATATCTTCATCTTTATAATTGCTTCTAATTAAATTATGGAATTTCTTTGCCGACATTAATCCATTTTTCTTTAAATGTTCCCACCATTTATACATGTTTTTTCTATAACTGCTTGGTAGAACATAACTAGCTGCTTTTTCTTGATTACATTCTCTATAAACTAATGCTTTATTGTCAATTGAATCATCTTTAATTAAGGTACGTGGTATAATATGGTCTATTTCATATGTATCTAAATCTTCTATGTTTAATGGTTTTCCACTATATAGACATTTTCCTTCCTGAATAAAATATAAGAATAATTTTTGTGTATTAATTTCATGGTGAGATAATTCATCCTTTAGTTTCTTATAGTTTTCAATTTCATTTTTACATTTACTATATAAAGTTTCTATATACTTTTTTCGATCTAAAGTTCGTTGTTTCTTTTCTTCGCTACGAGCCATTTCAATCATAATACGAGCAGGTTCATATCCTATATAATCCACTATCTCTTTTACAATTTTTAATGCTTGATAAATACCTCTTTTTGTTGCCGGTGAAGTTGCTAGTGGTTCTACGACTTTGTAACTTAATGATGCTGTTTCGGTAGTACTATTTTTTTCTTGAATCATCTTTTGAAATTTATACTTATCATTATTTATAATTTGCATGAAATTTTCATCTGTTTCATTCATCAAATCCATAATTGATTTATATGTATTAGTTTCTTTATCTTTGTAATATTTTGTTGATAATAACTCTCTACAAAGATTTCCCCATCCAGAATATTTTTTCGTTAATATTTTTTTGATTTGTGCATCTGATAATTTTGGAAATTCTCTTCTCACTTTTGTCTCTAAAATATCTTTATCATCAAATATTGTAATCCATTCGATAATTTGATCGGCCTCATCTTCAGAATAATCGGTATTTTCAAAGATTCCATTAGGGCCAAAAAAATCATAATATGATTGAAGATTATTTGCAAATTTATTATCGGCAGAATAACCCCTAACTTGTATTTCATCATACATTGACATTTCATTCCAAGAATGTAAAAATGATACAAATTTACTATTCGTAATATTTCCAGAAATTTTTTCAAATAATTCTTTAATAATATATTGTTGTTGTTCGTTACTCAATCTTTGATCATTCACACGAATTTGTTTTAATTCATTTAATATCTTGTATCTCGAATAGTAAATAGAATTATTTGGTAATGCATACTCATTTAATAAAAATGTACAATGGGAAATCTTCCTCAATATAAATTTTTCAGCAGTTTGCTCTTTATCAATCACTTCATCAAAATTATATGGTGTAATTTTGACATGTTCTTGTTTTCTTTTCATCCACGCAAATTGACTTTTCTGACTAGATACTAGCGGTCCAACATAGTATGGTATTTTAAATTCTAATAGCTTTACAAGTTTATACACTCCATCATTGGTTTTATCTAATAAGAATGGATAATATTGGCCTTGATTTTCTATTATTTTAATTAATTCGTCTTTATTTAGTTGATATGGATATTTACCATTTTCAGTATCTGTAATCCTTGGTAAAAAATCTCCATTGTCCATTCTTTTCTTAACATCATTTTGTACTTGTTCAATATATTTTTGGTCAATTTCTACGCCAGAGTCTAACAATAGACTAATTAATTTGTTTAACTCCTTAATAAAGTCTTCTCGAGATAAATTATTAGAAGTATATTTTTCATATAAACACTGTTCTTTTTTAGTACTTCTCAACAAACGATTATATAATTTTCTGTTTTTACCAAATAAGTCTTTTAAAAATCTTAAATCTTTTTGATGTTGCTGATATCTTTCTACCATTAATTCAGAAAGACTAACATGGTCTCCACCTTTAAATAATTTTTTTAAGAAAACAGTATCATATAAATTTTTCAATTCTTGTAAGGACTCAATTTTATCACCTAGAAGTTGTTCTATTTCAGCATATTTATCATCAAAATCACTTCCATTAAAGTTTAGTTCAATTTTATTTTCAGCATTTTCAATAACAAATAGTTTATTTACATTAAACTTATTACCTACAAGTAATTTTATTAACTCCGCAACAAATTGTTTATTACATGTATCTGAAAGTAATTTTTTTACTTCCACTTTTATGTCATTTTTAGATGGATTTAATAATATTTTTGAAAATTGATCAAAATCTATGACTTCATTATAATTATCTGGTATTTCTAATTCGGGTATATTATTTTGCAATGTATCAAATGTTTGCACTAAACAATCTTTTATATTTAAATTATTAGCATTGAAAGAAGTATTACCATATAAAAAGTTACCACGATATTTAATCATATGATGAATAGCAAGATATATAAGACGAATATCCATTTTTTCTTGTTGATTCATTAATTCTTTTCTAAGGTGATAAATAGTTGGATATTTGTCATAATATTGTTTGACTGCTCTTTTTTCTTCTTTAGTGAGTTTAATCGTTTTATTTTTTTCATCTTTTTCTAAATATTTTGATTCTTTTAATTTTATAAAAAAGTCAGGGTCTACTTTATTGATTTCAGAATTAAATTCCTCTTGTAACAGCTTAATTCTGTTTCTACGACGATCATAACGTCTTCTTGTGCTACGATATCCTCTTCTTTCAGCAGCAGTTTGTGCTTCTTCAAACAAACGTACTCCCCATAATGCCTTTTTTCCTTTGCGCATTATTTTTTGTGTACCATCTTCAACAACAGCCCACCCCACTGATGTGGTACCAATATCGAGACCTATGCTATATTTTTTCATTTTTATTGACTACCTCCTACTACATGTGGTATTATGTAATTGTCTTAATACCATTTAAGATGACATAGAGAGTTAAAATAAAGGTTTTACCCTAAATGCTCACATATGTGTGCGACTGCTTAGGCGGTCTTTTTTTGTGGATAAATTTTTTTGAAAAAAGGCCAATACAAAAACTGATAAAGTCCGTACTAGCCCTTTACTCTTATGTCCATCTTCATTATAACAAATTGTTACCTATTTTACTAGCAAATTAAATTAATTATCAAAAAACACATAGTAAAATTATTCATTTAAAATAAAATTGATAGCAATATATCCAGAAAACAAAAAGAATGGAGTTACCATTCCTTTTCACGCGATATCATTTTTTTCAATTAACTATACATAATATTAATTATTCTATGATTTTTTAAATTCCAATTATTGGATATATTTAATTCTAACTGTATTAATCATGAATTCTAATGCAACGATTATTTTCCTATTGGAGTGGTTTCTGTAATTAATTCATATCCATTTTTTATATCTGATACATTTCCTTTTAATAGGATGTTATCTCTTTTGATATCAAATTTCCTATAATCATACTTCATCGTTCTTTCATATCCTGGTGTATAATCATGATCTGAAAAACCTTTTTTATCAATGTCATCAACTATTGTTTTTAAGTTATCTCCTGAAACATCATCGATCATTCCTCTTCCGGCTCCATCAATGATATAAGGATAGTGTCTTCCTCTTCCTTTTTCTAAATCTCTAGATTCTAAGAATGTAATTTTGAATACTGTCGGAGAACCGAAGTCGTACTCCATCTCCATAGTGTCGTTCGGTTGAAGATGAATGCTGTTTAGGGTAGTGATTGTTGCATTCATCTTAGGAACTTGGCGATTATCATATTCGTGGTATACCCATGAATCATAGACGTTATCTTTATATTTTATATAATACAAATGATATGCGAGGGAATCAAAGGTTGCTAGAATTGTGTAAGCTAAATCTGCCACTGTTTTTTTATCTGTTATTTCGATTTTACGCCATATTTTGTCTTCTAATCCATCGATTGCTACTTTAAAAGTGTATACTTTTGTCATAATTTTTTCTCCTTTTCATATGGCATATTATATGATTATCTTGAAAAATTGTCAAAACATGGATATTTATGATAGTGTAAAATTATTTGTGGTAAGCATTAAAAAAGAAACCATCGAATGTTATAATAAATTTGATAAAAATAAACAAAGGATGGTTTCTATGAATATAATATCATATTTTTTTAGCTTTTTGAAGAAAAACTTTTATATAAAATTAAATTAATTGTTTAATGTTTTTAACAGAAAAACAACATTAATTTATAAATTAATACCCACCATCAACCGTTAATATTTCGCCATTTATATAACTTGAATCTTCACTTGCCAAAAAATATATTGTCTTTGCAATTTCTTGTGGATCTGCAAATCGTCCAAGATATATTTTTTCTGTTTCATCATCAACATAATCTTGTGGTAAATCTTTATTCATGTCAGTATTGGCCCAGCCAATTGCAATCGCATTGACTCTTATGTTTGGTTTAAATTGAAAAGATAAATCTCTTGTAAGACTTTGTAATCCAACTTTTGAAATGTTATAATCTAAACATTCTGGCGATATTGCTTTAGTTCCATTAGTAGATGACACATTTACAATTGCGCTATCTTTTTTCATATATTTTGCTGCTTCTCTTGATACAATAAATGCACCTAAAACATTAACTTCTAATGTTCTTTTAAATTCATCAATAGTGATTTCATCAAAATTTCTATCATATACAATACCGGCGTTATTAATTAAAACATCAAGTCTGCCAAATTCTTTTATAATAGATGCAATCATGTTTTTAACATCACTTTCATTTGAAATATCTGCTGCTTCTACTAATGCTTTTACATTGAATTCACTTTCTACATAGTCTTTTAATTCAATAGCTTTATCCTTATTTTTTATATAGTTTATAACAACATTGTACCCTTTGGAAGCAAATTCAATAATTGTTGCTTTACCAATTCCTCTTGCACTACCAGTTACTAACACCACTTTGTTTTCCATATTGCTTTCTCCTCACTTTGTCAATTACAAGCAAAATATATTTCTAATTGAAAATTCAGTCATATACTTTAACTCGTCAAAATTTTCATAATTACGTTTTTATTCTATCATACTGTGGGCATTTATTACAAGAACAGTTAGCGGACATGGTTTATTAACGGATACAAAAAAAACATGATGATAAAGAATACAAGGAAATATTCATCCCTTTATTCTTAGTTTTTCGATTTTCATATTTTTGGGCGATGATGGTCATTTTTTAAAATATAAAATAAAAATAGATTCCTTGTGTTATATGTTGGCTCCGTTTTTAAAAAAATTTAAGAAATTTAGTCAAAAAAATAGGGCTCTATCCTAAAATAGACCCCTTACAAAAATGATTTAACATTTTTTCCTTGCATAGATAATATATCATAAAGACATATCTATGTCAAACTATTTATGAACTCATTACGATTTCTTCTTTTTCTATTTAAATAAATCAGTCACTATGCTACAATAAACAATATCAGGTGATTTTATGTTGAAAGATTTATGTTTTGAAATAATACAAACTTGTCCTAATCATTGTTTATTTTGTTCTTCCATATCTAGTATGGATAAACACCAAGTCATTGATTATGATCTATTTAAGAAGACAATAGATTATTTTATGAGTATTGGTGGTATTGAAGAAATATCTATTTCCGGTGGGGAACCTTTTTTACATCCGCAACTATTTGATATGATTCGTTATTGTAAAATGAATCACATTAGAACAGTATTGTTCACTAGCGGAATAAAAATAAGAAATAAGCTAACAGATAGTGACAAAGAACAATTAGAATTTAATTTAAGAAAACAATATTCTTCTTATCTTTCAGAAGGGATGCCAAAAGATGAACATGATAATCTCATCAAAAAAATAATGAATATTTATTTAAGATATGATTCCATGACCTTTGATTCACTTTCAACCAATGACTGTCATTTATTAAAAGATTTGGGTTTAGATAAAATTGTTTTTGATTTTCAAGCATGGAATCAGGATATATACAATCAAATCATGGGCTCTAAAGATTCTTTTCAATTTGTCACTCTTTCTATGATAAAAGCGAAAAGTGCAGGAATTGTTACGGATGCACATTTCATTCCAACTAAAATAAATTATAAAGAATTACCAGATATTATCGAAATGTTGAATGTGGCAAATTTTGATCAATTAAGTATATTAAATTTTGTTCCTCAGGGTCGTGGTAAAGAAAACGAAAGAATCCTTTCTTTGAATGAAGAAGAATTTCAAGAGTTTATGCAAATCTATGAGAAATGTAAAAAACAATTTGATGGTATTTTAAGGGTTGGTATTCCACTACAGGGTGTTGATAGCCATAAGTGTACTGCGGGATATGATAAATTAGTAATAAAATATGATGGAACAGTTTTACCGTGCCCCGCTTTTAAAGAATATGATGTAGGAAAACTTAATGCTTTAGGAATCAAAACACCTAATATCTATGACAACCTAGAAGATATTAAAATCTACCCTGGCACTAGAAAAGAACCATTGTGTAAGCAACTTTATAAATTTCATAGATCAATACAATAAAAAATTCTTATCTTATAATATTTTTGGAAAAGTTTTCTTGATAATAACCATATTATCATGCTTCCTTATATCGGGTGTGAATATATATTGTAATATTTCTATAGCTTTTAAAAAACTTTATTTTATAACTAATTATATTTTCTTTTTTTATAACATTTTGATTTTTTTGTACCTAATTTGTACCTAAATTTTTCTTTTCTATTGTAATCACAATTTTATGTTCATAAACTAAATCAAACAATACTTGTATACCATAATTCACTTCATCTGCTTCATATTTTTGTATACTAATCGTACTTTTCCCTATTTCTTTTGCAAATTCTTTTTGTGTCTGATCGTTCCATTCTCTTATCATTCTAATGATATCTCCTCTTGTATATGTTTTGTCTTTAATTACTACTTTCATTTGTCTACTCCTTTATTACAGTATAACAAACTTTTTTAGACATAATAAAAATTCAACCTGTACTAGCGTTGAATCATTAATAATTCTTTTAAGTCAACTATATCATTAACATGTTCTTTAAATATTTGCTTTGTATTTTGTGTTTTTGTAGGAATTGCCAGATGATAAATATCAATAAAACAAACCTTATATTTTTTCTCCTCTTGCTTTACATAAAATTGCAATTTCTGATGATCCAAATTTTTTAATTTATATAATCTAAGTAAATTTTTAATCCGTTTATTAATTGTTTTAGAATAAATTATTATCTAAATTGACAAATTTCATCTCATACTCTTCGTCTAGATTAACTTTCTGTTCTTTCAATCTTATGCATTCTCTTTTTACGAACTTAAAACGTAGTGATTTAACATTATTAAAATAATTTGTAAATTCTAAAAAATCAATTGAAACAGAGTGAAAACATTCAGAAAAATCAAACTCATCGCTAAACCCTAATATTTTCCTGTCTTTTATATAATTAGTTTTATCAATTTTTATATTTTTAAAGCGATTTTTTTACAAAAAGCTTAGTAAACACAAGGCCTACTAAGCTTTTCTATAATGAAACGTGCCACCAATTTACTAGGTGGTTTGTTTATACCCACATCTGGGGCGATGAAAATCATCTTTTAAAATCATTAAGTAAAAATCGATTCCTTGGATTGTATGTTAGCTCTGATTGAGGAAAATTGCAAGTATAAGTTTCTTAATCCAACAATTAAATTTACTGGTATGCAAGCAACTATAAATACCATTGTCTATCGCCTCAAGAAACAAATCAATTTTGACACACTTTGAGATTTTACAGAGGCTCTTTCTTTGGCAATCTTTATTTTTGTCTAGAGTCAAATCTTATCTATAATATATTCCTTTATCAAATTGTTATAATTCCTTTCTTTGTGATGCTGTACTTTTATTTTTACATTATATTTTTTACTTAATTTCATAAAATATTGATTAATTAGCGACTCATCAAAATTAAATATATATTCAAGAAATAATTTGTCTTTTGATTTTTCTTCTACACAATTTTTAATAATATAATCATAGTCATCTTGTAACTGATTTATTAGTTTATCTTTTTTCCATAAATCTAGATGAAGAAATATTTTATCTAATTCCTTATGAATAATATTTTTGCAATATTTAAAGTCTATCCCATAATAGTCACTATAAATATTTTTATCCATTTTGTTTTGTTGCATTTTAATTAAAGATAATAGCATACAATGTATTGCAAAACTCATTTCATCTCCATTAATATTCATTTCAAGAAATAATTCAAACGAGCTTTCATCTTTATTTTTTAATGTTCTAAGTAATAGTAATGCTGTCGCTTGTCCTACAATACATGGAGGCATTTCTCTTTTTTTGGGTTTTGTATATTCAAACGAATAATTTGATATATCTCTTATAATGTTACATCCGTTATGAGCAGACATTCTAAATATTTCATGTAATTTAGTATAGCAATTGATTTTTTCTGCGTAGCTCAAATATTTATTAGTATAGATTTTATCATAAATTTTTTCAAAATATTTACTATTATGATGAAGAAGATATCCTTCTATCACTTCTGAAAAGCTAGTGTATGTATAATCATTTGTTAAAGCATAATGCTCTTGAATTTCTATATTAGTTATTATTGAAGATAATCTATCTAAATATTTTTTTACTTCATATTCGTTTTTGAGATCTGCTATTTTGTTAGTTAAGTCATCAAATATATAATCTATATTGTTGTAAGGAATATAAATATTATGAAAATTGAATCTTGAAAGCAACCAACTGTAACATTGCATTGCTCTAATAACTTCACCATAATATAAGAAATGTTCTATTATTTCAACGAAATCATTAATAATTGACGGAGCATAACTCATATTTAAATGATAGTTTTGCACATCTTTTGGAATATTAAATAATAACCTATCAATAACATTTTCATACATGTACACATTTTTCATATATGAAATGTTTTTTTCAGCAATTAACCCAATGGTATTATCTTTTAAGTTAAACAATAATTTATTTTCATAAGCCCGTGGTGGAATATTATTAATTATATTATTTTTAGCTTCATTATAATATTTACAATAAAGTCGCTTTATATATTTTCTTGTTGTTAAAAATATTGTTCCAATTTTATTAATTATATATATTAAAATATAAATAGATAAGAAAAAGAGCATGATTAATATATTAGCAGATTTTTTATTAATCATTAGTATAATATTAATAATCATTATTGTATATAAAGCAAACATAGGTATATAAAATCCTTGAAGTTTCTTTCCAAAAAGCAAATCTGTTTCTTTTTCTCCCAAAATATATTTGCTTTCTATACTTGCAATTAATGATAAAACTGCGGTTGTTAAAAAAGTACTGCTAATTTGTGCAATAACCAAATCTTTATACATTTCTTTATATTTTATTAAATTAATTTCTATGGTAAAATTTTCTTTAATAGAAACAACTCCTACCATAGAGAGTATATAGAAAAAACTAATTAATACCATAATTATCATAAATAAATGGTTAATACAATCTAACATTGGTGTTATTCTATGTTCATTTTTTAAATACCAGTTTTTTATATTCCATTTTATTTTTTTTAATCTTCGTCCTACCTTCATATGCTATCCATCCCCCAAAAAGCATTAATTAACTTGAAATATTTCTTTTAACAATTTCCAATTCTCATTTTTTATACCTTTTGTATATATAGTTTTACTAAAAATATTTAGAAAAATTAATTTCGTGCGTGTATGTTAGCTCTGATTTAAGAAGATTACAAGTACACTTATAAAGTTTCTAAAATACCATGTTCTAAGTCATCAATATTATACATTGTTTCTAGCTCATTAAATGTTTCCTCTAAATTTTTTCTAGCACTATTCCAACCGGTGCCATCAGTAAACCATATAAATGTTACACCTTCAACTTTTTTAGATTCTTGTGCTAACATTTTATAACTTCTCGCAGTTTCATTTAATTTAGAGCCACCACTAGAATAAAAATTTGTTTCTATCACATATACTTGATTATCGTTTTTTAGAACAAAATCAAATCTTTTTGTTGAAACATTGTTTCCTGACATCGCACTTAAGTCAAGGTTCCACTTCTTTTCTATATCTTTTAAATACATTTCTTTAAAATAATTAACATCTTTCTTATAACCTGCTTTGATTATATATGATTCAACTAGATTTTCCATTAGATGTCCACCGCGATTTTTTCTGCCATTAGAATCTAGACCGACCTCAATTCCTAAAACATAATCATATAAATTATTTATAATATGATTTTGTAGTAAATCAAATAGACCACTTTCTCTCATAAATCTAATATAATCTTTCATGGAATAAACCATTTTATCAAACTTAAATAAATATTCATTTATTTCGTCTTTAACAAATATTTCTCTTGAGCGAACTGCAAGTAGTAACGGAATACATTCTAAAGTTTCAGGATATTTAATTAAGATATTTTGAAATTCTTCTTCAATATTTTTACTGCCAATCAATGAATTTAATATATTAAGCTCTACCTTTACTTTATCAACATTTTTGTATATCTTTTCAAAATCAACATAGTAAGTGTAATTTGATATACTTGTTTTAAATTTACTTAACCACTCATTAAAATTTCTCATCGAAACTCACCCCTCCAATTTATATGCATGTGCAATTTCTTTAGTAACTAAATTAGTTATTAATAAATCATATGGTTGTATTACATTTTTGCCCTTGCTTTTTTGTATTTTAACATTTGTAGTTGGTAACCACAAGCATACAAATGTTGAATCTCCAGGATACACAGAATAGCGTGTTGCTCCAATTGTTAATATCATATTTTCTGTATCAAATTCTTCTGATATAAAATTCATTTTTTATCACTCTCCTTTCTTCTAATCGTTAAATCTAAGTATTCTTTTTCTTTTTCGATGCCAATATATTGTCTATTTAATCTACTAGCAACAATTCCAGTTGTACCACTACCATTAAAAGGGTCCAGAATTAAATCTCCTTCATCAGTTGATGCTAATATTATTTTTTCTAATATTACCATTGGTTTTTGTGTTGGATGTTTTCCACATTTCTTCTCACTTGGTTTAGTCAAAGCAGATTCCCAAACGTCCTTCATTTGTTTACCACCATTTATCTTCTTCATTAACTCATAATTGAATTTATGTTTTGCTTTTTTTATGTCTTTTTGTGCCCATAAAATTGTTTCTGTAGAATGAACAAAACATCTACAACTTATATTAGGAGGTGGATTTAATTTTTTCCATGTAATGTTATTTATAATTTTAAATCCTTCTTGTTCTAATGCCATACCAATTGAATATATATTATGCATAGTACCGCTAATCCATATTGTTCCATCATCTTTTAACACTTGATAACATAGTTTAATCCAATTTCTATTGAATGTATGCTTTTCCTCAATATTTTTCTTCTCATCCCATTTTCCCTTGTTAACTGAAACCATTTTTCCACTATTACATGTTATACCATCTCCTGATAAAAAATAAGGAGGATCGGCAAATATCATATCAATACTTTGTGGTTCAATATTTTTAAGTATTTTCAGTGAATCACCTTGTATGAGTTTAAACTGCTGTTTATCATAATAGTATTTTATTTTATTTAGCACATTACTACCTCCAGTGTATAATCTTATAATAAGAAAAATAATTTATCATAAAACTATTCTTCTAGCATCTGTTGATGCGTTAATTGATAAAATCTTTTTGTAGATTCTGCATCATTTGCTATATTTGCCATAGCTAAAATATAGTCTATATTCGTTTTAGAATCAGTTGGTATCTTAGCTTCGATAGTTTTTCTTAAAAGTAAAGTTAGCGGTTCTCCAATGGCTTGTTTATAATTAAAACCAATTAACTGCATAATAGTTAAAGTTTCTACAGATAAAATCTTTTTAAATTGTTCTAACTGTTCTTTATCATCTTCCGGAATCAAACCAGATAATATTGGTAATAAGTTATCTGTAATGTATTTTATATCAGCTTCTGTTATTTTTTGGGCAACTAGTTCTTGTTCATATGCTTGAGCTATACTTTGAATTTCTGACTTATCATTTAATAAATCATATATTATTTCTTCAAGTTCACTAATTGTTTCTTTATATTCCTTTTTTGATTTAGCAGCTTTTATTTTTGTACTAATTATACTAGCACCGTTTCTAGTAGCTGCTTCTACTAAGTTTGCACCTAATTGTGCAATAATTGGATTGTTCATTTTATCACCTTGTATAATATAATCAGTTCTTATTTAAAGGAACCGAATATATTATATCCTTTCTTTTCATTTTTTAAATTTTTGATATAATATGTTCCGACACTGTGGACTTTTCTGACTCACCTTATAGCTCTGACTATTCAATTTGAGACTAATGCCACAGTTTTATTTTTAATTGGTTATAAGTTGGATAAGGCTTAGACTTTTTATCTCCAACAAGGTTACAAGAAATAAAACTACGTGGAACACAGTTGTCAAAAATTTTATTTTAAGATTGGAGTTGATGTTATGTACTATATTGGTTTTGATATAGCTAAAGAAAATCATTATGCATCTATTGCAAACGCAAACGGTGAAGTGGTTCAAGAAGCATTTTTAGTTAAAAACTCTATTAACGGCTTTCACTTTTTTATGGACAAGTTGAAAGAGAAAAATATTAATATTTCGGACTGCTTAGTAGGTATGGAATCTACTGGTCACTATGGAGAAAATCTAATTCAATTTCTTCATAACAAAGGTTTTAATATTGGTATCATTAATCCCATTCAAACTGATGCTCTTAGAAATAGTAATATTAGAAAAACTAAAACGGATAAAATTGATACATATTTAATCATTCAATCTCTTATGTTAAAACACTATACCCCTTTTGTTTCTAAAGATATTAAAATTTTAGAACTCAGAAGTTTATGCAGACACAGAGATGATGTTCTTAAATATCGTACAAAATTAAAAGTTCGGTTAGTTTCTTTTGTTGATCAACTTTTTCCAGAATTAAATTTAATTTTTAATTCTATTCATTTAAAAAGTTGTTATGCTTTACTTTCTAAATATCCTAGTCCAAAAGACATTGCTTCTACACGTGTTGATGCCATTGCTAATCTTTTATCTAAAGCCTCTAAAGGTCACTTTTCTTTAGAAAAAGCTCAAAAATTAAAAGAACTAGCAAAATCTTCTATTGGTGTCAACAACTCCTCACTTTCAATTCAAATCAAACATTCTCTAAAACAAATTGAATTACTTGATAGTCAAATTAAGGAAATCGATTCAAAAATCAGAGAAATCATGGATAAGTTAAACTCTGTCATCTTAACTATTCCAGGTATTTCTTATACCTTAGGTGCTATCATTTTAAGTGAGATTGGCAACATAGACAAATTTGCTAGTCCAACTAAGTTACTTGCATTTGAAGGTTTAGATCCTTCTGTCAAACAATCTGGCAATTTTAATGCGACTATCATTAAAATGTCCAAACGTGGTTCTAAACTTCTTCGTTATGCAATACTGAAAGCTTCTGGAATAATAATTTGGAACTCCGAAACTTACAATGCCTATTATAACAGAAAACTTTCTCAAGGTAAATCTCATAATAATGCTGTTTGCCATGTTGCTCATAAACTTACTAGAGTAATATTTCATATGCTTAAAGAAAATGTTGAATTCAAAGAACAATTAGAAAATTAATTTTATGCCGAGAAAACTTTTTACAAGTAAAGAAATATTTTTTGCCTTAATGGAGTCTAATGATTATTGTTTTTATTTTTTTAAAACAATAATCACTTAAACGACTATAATCATTAAAAATATTTCTGCTTGTCAAAAGGAAATTGGAATAAATTTAATTTTCATAATCTGACCGAATTTTTTAAAAATTTATCGACGTTCGGTCTTTTCGTCGTGCCAACTTTTACTATTTCATATATATTTCAATAATGTTCAATTTTCTATTGACACATTATAGTTGGTCTCTAAATATATTATATAGCCTTAACTATTAGAATCCTTCTTTATTTTGAAAATTTGTAATAATAACTTCTTCTACTTTTCCACGCTTTTTGCCATTTGAATTAATATTTCTTTTAGCTTCAATTACATGAATATTATAATCCTTATAAAGTTCATTTATTAACTTTGTGTTATGATTAGATAGCATTACATAGCACCCTCGTTCTGATAAATCTTTAAACACTTTAGCAAGTCTCTTCTGTTCCTCTTTTCCGAATCCATTTTCAGTATAACTATTAAAAGTAGATGTATCAGAGTCATACGGTGGATCAAAATAAACAAAATCTCCCTTTTTAGCATCTTTTACGGCTTCTTCGAAGTCAACTGATAAGATTTTTACGTCATTATAATTTAAATATCCACATATAATACCTAGGTTTTGTCCTTCATAAGTATTTATTTTTGTTTTTTTACCAAAAGGGACATTAAATTCATTTTTACTATTTACTCTATACAACCCATTAAAACATGCTTTATTTAAATAAATTGTACGAGCAGCTCTCTTATAATCCGCTAATCTATTAAATGTCTTTTTATCCCTATCTAAATTTCTAACTTGATAATAATATTCTTCAGAATGATTTGTTTCATGATGATTTAATTCTCTACACATCGCTTCAAACTTTTTTTCATCTTTAATACATTCAAAAACATTTATAAGTTCCTTATTAAGATCATTGATAATAGCTTTTTTTGGTGATAATTCAAACAACAAAGCTCCGCCACCAACAAATGGCTCATAATATGCATTAAATTCATTAGGAACATATTGTTTTAATTTATCTATTATCTGTCTTTTTCCACCAGCCCATTTCACAAATGGTTTTCCTTTAATCATGCCTTACCGCCTCCTATAAATTACTAATTTGTTTTGAAATATCTTGTCTTCTTTTCTGTTTTTCTTTCATTTCCAATTTATCTATTAAAATTTCTTCAATAGCATTTTTTAGAATAGGGAATATCTGTTGACATTCATCTTCAGATAAGTTATGTACACCATCACTTATTTTAGTATAAATAATATTAAAACCATGTTCAAATAGTATACTAGGTAGATGGTTTCTTATTTTTTTTAATTTGTTTTCCATTCGTAGTTTTTTAAAATCTTCTAAAGACAGATCTATACTTTCTTTATTCTCATTATATGTATCTAGTAATATTTTCTCAAAAATTCTTCTTAAATATATAATTGCTCCTATGCATGTATTAAAACTATATAATGAGCATGCGTTTTTATAATACCCTTCATATTCTTCATCTAACATTTTTAGAAAAGTTCTATTATTAATTTCTTCATTAAGATCATATATAGAGGGGTATTGTCCTACCTTCATAATTGTTGAATCATCAATTTTTTTAAATATTACTAATAAATTATGTTCACAATCTGCTTGAGCTCTTACCGAAAAATAGTCTACTCCTGACAAGAATTCTTTTACTGAATTACAATACTGGATATTATTAGGCCCCCAATATACTTCTACGAATTCTGAATTTTGGAAGCAAAAAATCCTTCTTTTTTTACATATTGGGCAAAATAATTCCAATCGATAATCATTATATGGGAAAATATCACACGTTTTGTTGCTGTTATCTAACTTTATTTTTTTGTATAATGGGTATAACATTAACTGTTCATTAAAAAAGCTATTAGGTGGGCATGAACTTCCTAACGTCTTTACCTTAAAACTAATATCTTTATAATCTATAAACTCTTTTACCATCAAGTTATTTTACCTCCTTTTTTTACTATAGTTGTGTTCAACTTTATGACTGATTAAGATATTCAGCATAAGCAATGTTTAAATCAACTGGCATTTCAATCTTCGA